GCATGTAGTACCGAGGATGTAGGAATTTCGGACGCGGGTTCAACTCCCGCCAGCTCCACCAATCATGATTGGACGGTGTAAGGACAACACCAATAAAAACAGGAAGTTAGCAGTCTCAGCAGGACACCGACCAGACGGTGAGGAGACAAAAAAGGATACGCAAAGGAGCCGCGGCTCCCGAGTGACAAAAAAGCCCGCTTATGCGGGCTTTTTTGTTTTTTTCCCTCAAGCTCACTGACGTGTTCTTGCCTCAACTACTTTCTGGTATATAGCGATAGCTTCATCAACCAAAGCTAATGGATAGCAAGAATTTATATTCAATCCGGAGGGGCACTTAATTCTTTCTGCTCCACGTTCACTACGCAATTTTTCACACCATTGCCAAAGTTCCTCAACTGAATAGGTATCCAAACCTAACTCCATCAATCGTTGAGGAACACTTCTGAACTGAGACAAATCTCTTAAACTTTCTAACGAGTTAACTTTTAGTTCAACTTGGTTTACTCTACTTTCTAACTCTTCACGTTTTTCTATTTCCATTACCAATGCTTGAACCGTCTGCTGCAGACTGTTAGCAAAAGCACTCAGTTCTGAACGTTCTTGTTTAGGTGGCGGAGGATATACACCAAATTCACGAATAGACGGAAGGACCTGATGAAAAAGCCAGCGTTGGAATTTTTTCCCCGCAGCAGTAGTATCCTGAGCAAGTACTCTATATAGACCTGGTTCAGTAAGAAATACCTCAGAGATAGTTTCACCATCCACGACAAGAGAAACATTCCTAAACTCATCTGGATCTAAAGTTTTTATTACCGCTCTTATTACAGTGAGCAAGCTTTGAGAAGTCTTTCCATCCAGTTTTCTGTTCTCAGCAGAAAGCGTTCTTAGCACATCTGAAAGTGAAACAAAAATCTGCCCTTTTTCATTCATGCTACGGATATAATTTTCTCCACACTCTCCTTCGTAGCATAATTGTAACAAATTCTTTTGCACGCCATCCCCTCCTTTTTTTATGGATTATACATCCTATAAACATGTTGTCACCGAAAGGGAAAAGCATAAACCCAATTTATGTTCCACAAGATGTTCAAAAATCAAACAACCATATAGCTGAGGAGCACAAAAGAGCAAAAGTTTACCAACCCCATATATCCATACAGCACATAAAATTGACACTACATGTGGTATTTTTTAAGTTACGCCTTGCACCATTTCATGATTTTATGTAGATTGTCATCACACGCTGAGATTAAAAAATTCTACAATTTTTGTTGATCTTGAGTTTGGTTTTTAGTATAAGTGAGCATGGATTGTAGGAGGCGCAACATGGTAACTAGCTTTGGTAAGACTCTCAGAAAAATGAGAATAGACCGGGGTATGGTGCTCAAAAATATGGCTGATCTGTTAGGCGTTAGTTCGGCTTACTTATCCGCCATTGAATTAGGCAAAAGAGCTATACCGGACTCATTAGTAAATACGATTGCAACAACTTTTGAGCTTAGCGGACAAGACATCATCAATCTCAAGAAACAGGCAGAGATTTCTCAACCGTCCATTAAGGTTGATATGTCGGATGCAAATGAGCAGAACAAAGAACTAATGCTTGTTTTTGCTCGTAAATTTAAGGACCTGAGTCCAGAGCAACTCGATAAGCTTAATAAAATGTTAAAGGACTGAATAATGATTGCGAAACGAGAACTTGGCCATCGCGTTTCACCTCTCAGCACCAGCATGATTAAATCATACGCTCATCGTCTGAGAGACGTTCTTCAGATATCAAATCACACATATCTGAGACTGGATGTATTACTAGAAGGTCTTATGGCCTCAGAAAGCATTGAGCTAGAAATTGTTGAAGATCATGAACTGCCCAAACGCTATGCAGTGACTTATCCAGATAAGAACAAAATTGTTTTACAGCGATCTGTTTACGATGCAGTGTGCAATGGTGAGAACCATGCGAGATTCACTGTTGCGCATGAACTTGGTCATTTAGTCATGCATCGCAATCAAAGTATCTATGCACGTAATAAGACTAGTGGAGGGCATAAAATCTATGAAGACAGCGAATGGCAAGCAGATGTTTTTGCAAGCCACTTCTTAATTGACTCAAGACTAGTTTTGCCCACAATGACTGTTGAAGATATAAGCAAAACATTTGGTGTCAGTCAACAAGCGGCTGAAACCTGGATGAGAAAAAATGCAAAAAGATAACGAAAAAGCCAGCGAACCGCTGTCGCTGGCTTCTCCTATCGTAAGCAAATACGAAAAACTTGGCGGTTGTGAGTATACGCTTACCTTAGGTTTTGTCAACAGCGAAACTTTACAGGTAACACGATATGACCATTGAAAAAGCTGTATCTGAGGAATACATCACAATTTACCGTCCTTTTATTACGGTCAAAGGTAAACGGATCTTTGCTCGTCAAAAAGGCTTGGCAGCCTTTCCTATCAAAATTCCTGCCTCTAAGTATCGAGGATAATCTTTGCTAATCTTAGGCCCTTTTCTAGGGCCTTTTATTACACTTCTGTTACGCGCACCACAGATAGAGTTTCAGCTAAAACTTTTGTTCATACCTAGGAGTCTGCTGACGAGTGGTTTGTTCACTAATAAACACGTAAAAACGGTAACGGCTGGACATCATTTAATATTCGCACTATTGGAAGTTCCCCAGCCAGCCACAGCACGTTCTTGCATACAACGTGCCTGCGGTTTTTGAGACCGGTCCGATCATCAAACGAAACATAAAATTAGCTCACACTATGAGGAAAAGTATCTTTTTTTACTATGTAAATTCAAAGAATTAGCCTCATTTACCCGATAGTTTTCTCAACACTACTGGTTGTGAGCCCTTGCAATGTTCATTAATATACGTCTCACAAATAATTCATAGATATTGCAAAATGGATATTACTGAGTTTCCTTCTGGAGTAATTGAACACCTTGGCTGGTATGTATACCGATTGATTGATCCGAGGGACGGAAGCACCTTCTATGTAGGGAAAGGCAAAGGTAACCGCGTATTTGCCCATATGCGCGGTGAAGTGGCAGCGACTGATGATGACGAGTTACTGAGCAACAAGCTAAAGCAAATTAGAGAAATAAGGTTAGCAGGACTTGAGGTTATCCATGTCATCCATCGACACGGAATGACTGATGAAAAGACGGCGTACGAAGTTGAAGCAGCACTTATTGATGCCTACCCTGGGTTAACGAATATCATGAATGGTGCTGGCAGCAATGAATTCGGCGCCGCGCATGTCAAAGAGTTGATAGCAACATATCAACCCGAAACCATAACATTTCATCATAAAGCATTAATGATTTCCGTTAACAGAAGTGCAAAGGATTCAGAGCTTTATGATGCGGTTCGATTTAGCTGGCGCATTAATGTCTCTCGCGCCAGCCAAGCAGAAGTCATTCTTGCTACTGTAAGGGGGATCGTTCGAGGGGTTTTCATTGCTGATAAATGGCTCAAATCAACACGTGAAAATTTCCCTACGATGAAATACTGGGACGAGGATCCGGACTTTGAGGCAACACAAAGTTCTCGCTATGGTTTTGAAGGTCGAGAAGCCCCACCTGAAATAGCAAATCTTTATCTTGGAAAAAAAATACCAGATGAATTAAGAAAAAAAGGAGCTATGTCCCCGGTCCGTTACTCACCTAATTTTTGAGTCTTTAAGTGATAAGCATAAACCGCAGCACGATCTTGCATACGACGTGCTACGGTTTCATTTATCTCCGACCGGAAACTTCTTATACAGTGTCGATATACCAACATCATAGATGATCGCCACCTTCTGGCGAGGAACGCCTGATGCAATTAATCGCCCGGCCTGCGCCCATTGTTCTGGTGTAAGTTTGGGACGACGTCCACCAATTCGTCCCTGTGCGCGAGCAGCTTCCAGTCCAGCTTTTGTTCGTTCAACAATCAGTTCTCGTTCCATTTCAGCCAGGGCACCCATCACATGAAAGAAAAAACGCCCCATCGGTGTGCTGGTATCAATAGCATCCGTCAGGCTGCGAAAATTAACGCCACGTTCGCGCAACTCCTCAACCAGAATGACCAGATGCCGCATACTACGCCCTAGCCGATCCAGCTTCCAGACAACCAGAGTGTCACCTGCCGATAATGTCCTGAGCAGTTTTTTCAGTCCCGGCCTTTCGGACTTTGTACCGCTTATCTTGTCTTCAAAAATCAGCTCGCATCCTGCACAGTTCAGCGCATTACGTTGTAGATCTGTGTTCTGGTCATTTGTTGACACACGTACATAGCCAATAAGCATGGTAGATCTCCCTGACAAAAGCAGGAATGATGCCATTTGCTCGTTATTTCTGCATTTTCATAAACGTTGGTTTGGGAGAAGCGGCAAAACGAAATGTGGGAACAGGGGAAAATCAGATACCTGATATGTCATCATATGCATCAGGTTCAGGCTGGCGAAAAATGCCAGATGGTTCAATTGAACAGTGGGGACGAATTAGTTTTCCTGGTGAACACGGGCCTGTATCCGCCAATGTTTCATTCCCGATTCCATTTACACAGACACCGGGCATTGTAATTGTGTGCGATGGTGGTTTCGGGGGCGGGAATATGTGGGGGGCGACCAATTGGAGCACTACCGGCTTCATAGCTCACTGCAATTATGGTCTTGAAGGTGGTGCGTTTTTCGCTAAGGGCTGGTAATGATGAAATATCTGTACGTAAACAACCTGGCATATCCTTACGAACTTCAGTCTCTTTATGTTGAAAAAGGTGAATGGCCTGAAGAAAAAGGTGTTGATATAGACGAAGTAATTTTCAGGGAATATTTCTATGATACACCACCAGAAGGAAAATACAGATGTGTCGGAGAGGATGGGCTGCCTGCATGGGCAGATATTCCTCCACCAACACGTGAAGAACAAATTGCATCAGCCGAAACTAAAAAGCAGCAATTGATTAACCAGGCCAACGAATACATCAACAGTAAACAATGGCCAGGTAAAGCATCAATTGGTCGTCTGAAAGGTGAGGAACTGGCGCAATATAATTTGTGGCTGGATTATCTGGACGCACTGGAACTGGTCGATACTTCCGGTGCGCCAGATATTGAATGGCCTACGCCTCCGGCAGTTCAGGCCAGATGACGTCCGGCGCTGTGCTGGTATCTGTTGCCGTCACCGCGTCAATGTAATCCAGCACAGCGTTAAGGCGGATTGTTTCTGCCTGCGTCAGCTTCCGTCCGGCCTGTAATTTCAGTTGAATCAGACTGATGGAGGCCATTGCAGTATCAATCAGCAACGGGCGCTGTGCTTCTGCTGCATCTACTGCTGCGCCGTGCTGTGCCTCGGTATCTGTCACCCATTTCTCACCATTCCATTCATCGTATGGCGTTAACGGGGCGATAGTGGTTGTATTTTCAGGATAATCACCCGGAGCTGTGATTTCTTTCGATTCTCCTGTTTCGGTGCTATAGACGATTTCACCGCGATGATCTGGCACATATTCCCATGAATTTAAATTCACAGAACGACAGATTGCATAACCAACCTTATGTATGCCAGGTGCATCAAGACAGGAACATGCCGGAATACCGACACCAACAGCAAGATATTCAGTTGACGTGGAAATATATTCCCGTGTTTCACCATCGTAGTTATAAACGGTAACATCCCCTGCCTTTGTTGCAATAAGCTCACTATTTAATATTGCTTTATGCATCAGGCTGCCCTCACGATATAGTTAAATGCAATATTACGCGGACGGTTTTCGTTTGCAGTTGGAACAACTCTGGAAGCATCAAATGTTACTCGCTTTGCATAACCACCTTTAATTGAATCAGATGAAGCATCTCCGATGACGCTGGTTGTAAAAGCACCAGAATCAGAAGGATAGGTATTAAACCTGACATCCACTAATGCACCAATTATATTTCGAATGGCATCGCCCTGTGATGAAAGCAAGCTACGGTTAGTATCAATTCCTCTTCCGTCATCCCAGCCGCGAATAAACTCACCACGTAAATCAGGCAATTTATTTGTCGGGTAAACTTTTGCCAGTTCCGGGTATTCTTCAGCAGAAAAAGCCGCACCATTGCATTTCAGCCAGCCTGTTGGCGGAGTGGCTGAAGGCCACGGAACAGGGACACCAACAGGTAATGCAGAGCCTTCTCCCAAACCAAGGTTTTCGAGAGCCGTTTTCACCGTGCCATCCGATTTGATATCACCAAACGGATTCTTGCGGCTTAACAGCAGCGCACGAAGCGCGGTAAGCAGCTGGTCGTGCCGCCCCTTCTCCAGGCTGGCACCGGATGCCTCCACAACGCTGCAAAGCTCCTCCTGCAACATGTCAAAGTAGTCATCATCCAGATCGGTGGCAGGTGTGCCGGTCTGGGGGTTACCACGGGTAAAACCGTTCTTACCCGCGCCGAACTTATCCTTCTGCGCGGTTTTCGTGTCTATACGATGCATGGATTACTCCGGATATTTAAAAATTACGTAGGTATGCGACGGGCAGAGTTTGTTAAGCACGCACTCGACAACGGTGTCGCCCCAGATACGCAGTGCGGAATCACAGGGATCGCCACATGTCATCCAGGTGGTGTTGGTGGCGGCTGGCATGTTGACCTGCCAGTAATACCGCCATTCCGGCGCATTCACTGCGTCAGTACAGGCCGATGAGCAGGTGAACGTGCTTTTATCGTATCGCGTGATAGTGGCGTCTGGTCTGCCCAGGGCAGCAAGCTGTGCAAGATAAAAATCCTCATTGATGCCGCCCGCCAGATTAACCTTCGCATCCAGCCGTTGCTGACGCTGGCGAAGGGTCTGTGTCCCTGCGGGAATACATTCATCCGGCAGACCGCACAGACGCTCCCAGCGGTTTATCAGTTCAGTGGTGGTGCGCGGATCCAGCTCCCGCATCAGGGCATCCGCACGCTGATGAACACGGGTTAATGACGGTGCCGCACCTGCAATCGCCGGATCGCTGGCTGACCACGCCGGACCGGGCGGCAGCAGTGCCGACAACAGACGGATGTAATCATCGTTTGTCACGTCCATGAAATCGTCCCCAGAACCGCCAGTTCATTTTTTGCAATGGAGATATTGTCTGCCGGTGCAAGCAACTGATGGCTGTATTCCCCGTTCGCACCGGAAATCGCCTCACTGATACGCGATACCTTCAGTTCTCCCTGCGGATAACCATCACGCAGCAGGAACGAACGCAACTCCGCGGTGATGGCAGCCCGTATTTCCGGTGTGTCCGGCGTCACACGGATATGAAAATCCACCGTATGTGCCACCGGCCTGAACACATACAAATCAGAGCCTGCCACCGGGGCCAGTGGCTCAATATGTTGTCTTGCCGCCGTTTCCGTTGATTCTTCCGGAATGGGATTAATCAGGTCACTGCTGGCAATCATCACACCGACAGTTCCCGTTCCCATCCAGTGACGGTATGTCCATGCGCGGGTAATGCCGGGCACTTCTTTAGCCCAGACGACATAGTCCCCGTCAGCCCCGCCCTGAGGCGTCCAGTAATACCGCTCAATGACGCGGGCGCGCCACGTTTCCAGCTCTTCAGTATCAAATCCGCCTGTCAGGGTGTCAGCCACACCGGAAGACGGCAGACCATTCACCGGCGTGACCAGGATTAATGCCGTACCGTCGTCAGCGTTACCGACCGCACCTGCACTTGAGCAGGCGATCGGCACGCGCAGGACACCACCGGAGCTGGTTGCATCGGCAGTTGCCGTGTACTGAACCAGGTCATCGCGCTGAATAACACTCCCGGCAGTCACCTTCAGGCCATCGCTGACACCTTCCCAGCGCATATACCCGCTGGCAGCCGTGGCCCCCTTGCGCGGACACCGTTTCATCGCAGCATGTCGCGCCAGCCAGGACTCATCGCACAGGTCAGGCAGCATGTTCATTGCCAGATAATCGATGTAACCGTAAACCGTATGCAGCGCCGCCGCATACACCTTTGCCCGCACGTCTTCATCCATGCGCCGGAGCGTGTCGCTGACGTCCAGCCTGGCGAATAAATCGTTACGGAGCATACTGATATTTTCTGCCAGCGTCGGGCGCTGAAATTCACTGTCCGCCATGCGTTATCGCACTCCACAGATCATCAAAAGAAATCATTACCGGTCCGTCACGACGCCAGAGAGTGATACTGTTACCCAGTTCATTAATCCCGGTGCGGCGGATATCCAGATCAATACGGGACACCACGCCGTCATCAGTCATCCATTGCAGGCATTCGCGGATATACCCCCTTACCGTCTGCACCAGCTGATTGGTCAGTTTGCTGCGCTGAAGCAGCCACAGTCGGGAGCCGTAACGGTCATTCTGTACCGCAGGCCAGGTATCCCCCCACCATCCCATCGGGACGTCGGCATTATCATCAGGCTCCGCCCGCCGCCAGGTGAACAGGGAAATCACCACGGCGCGGGTCAGCGGATCCAGCGGTGCGCTGGCGCAGGTGCGTTTACCGTTCACCGTCAGCCACAGTTCCATCATGCCTCCATCGCTTTATCCGGTTTGTCGGTGTTACTGCCCTGACCGTTCTCTCTGTGACGATGGCCGTTATAGGCAAGCCGCATCGCTGACATGGTGGTGCCGCCGGAGTCGCACAGGTCTTTCACCTGTCCGGTCACTTCCAGGTCCATTTCAAAACGCGCTTTAGGTGAATTGCGAAACGTGATCGTTTTACCTGCACCGTCCACCACGATCCCCTCCCGGGTCAGCGTCACGGACTGCCCCTGATCGTCATAGACAGCCACCTCACCCGTCTGCAGCCCTTTCAGGCGGTAGCGCCGGTCCGACACCGTAACAACCACCGCATGAGAACGGTCGCCATCCGGAAACAACACCACCGCTTCCGCACCGCTGTTTGCCCTTGAGGTAAAACCGTAGGGTTCAAGATGTTCAACCCCGGCTTTGGGTTCACCGGCAATCAGGGACACATCCACGGTCTGACATTTCGTGGCGGCACTGATGCTTTTCACCACGGCCCGCCCAATCAGGCCGAGGAGTTGTCGCTGCATGGCTTCAATCGTCCTCATCAGAACGGGTCCTCCTGTACTCTGGCTTTTTTCTTTTTCCGCGCGCTGGGGGCTTCGGGTTCAGGCAGATAAGCATCAGGTGGGCCGACACGGATTTCCGTCAGGGTGCCGTTCTGGTCCTGAGTAAACGTGACTTCCGAAACAAGCAGTTCGGTATTGTCGAAACCACAGACCGGATCAAAGACAATCACCCGCTGGTTGGGCTGCCACAGCGTACCGTTACCCTGTCGCCAGCCCTGCACCACATAGGTGGTTTCATCCGTCCGCGCCGCCCGTTGTCGGGCTTCAAAGTCCGCACGGGCAATACAGCCTGCCCCCGTAGCCTGCCCTGTCTGCCTGATATACATCGGACGGTAACGGGCAATAAATGCGTCCTCTGTGCGGGCCCGCAGCGCGGTGGTGGTGGCCTCACCGAAATCATCGTCGTTTCCGGCACGCTGCCCCGCCACCTGGTAAACAGAAAACCGCTCCCGGATACTCTTCTCCGTATCGCAGGAAAGGATGTTTTCCCCGAGTACCAGCGCAGTATGTGCCCGCGTTGAGCCAATACCGCCAATCACCAGCCTGCCGTGCGGGTCGTCGTAAGCCAGTGCCTGCTGCTGACCGAGTATTTTGTTGATTACCTCAATCACCGTTTCACCGTGATCAGGCTGGACATCAGGAATAACACCCGACGGCGCACCGTTGTTCACCACCTCAATGCCGAAAGGCGCAGCAAGCGCCTGCGCAATCTGTACCAGCGATCGTCCATTAAACTGTGTCGGTTCGGCTGCACAGTCAATCAGGTCAGCGGTCAGACTGCGTCCGGCAATACCGGTGCTGACCGAACGGGCATCGTAACGAACGGGCGTCGCCTCCCCCCAGCCGGTGATCACCAGCTCATCACCAATCAGCACCTCCACTTTTGAACCGTTTTTAATGCGCGGCTGAAGCGTGGTGATACCCTCATCTCCCGGCCACTGGCGGGTGATCTCCACACTGAAATCCCGCGCCAGCCGTTCAATACCGGCACCGATGCGCACCGATGTCCAGCCATTCCACTCCCGGCCATTTACCCGTAGCGTGACATTGTCGTTCATTGCACTGGCACCTTCAGAGGGATCACCGGCACAAAGCCGGGATGCGTAATGGCATTACGCCGGATAATGTCCGCGTCACGCGCCGCGTTATCAAACCAGGTCGCCGCCAGCACCAGCGCGGGTAAAACCTCATCCGGTGTGCGCTGAATGATCCGTGCAGACTGTTCAAGGCGCGTGTTGATATCCGCATTCAGATCTGCTTTCACCCGGCGCAGCGCCAGAAACAGCGCATCGCTGGTTGTACGGGACAACTCCTTATCAATTGCCGTATTCAGTGTGTCGCGAATGTCAGTCAGTTCTTCCCACGTCGGCAGGTCAACCGTGTTTTTCACCGCCGGTGCATTGTTCAGTGCCGGATGCGTGATGGAAGGCCAGCCAGTGCTCTGCGCGGGTGTTGTTGCCTGCCCCACTGCGGAATTCTGCATCACCGCGGAAGTTGTTGGCGCAGGCAATCGGGTGACGGCATACGCCGCTTCGCTGATTGCGGTCGTACGAAGGGTGCTGGCAACCACGTTACGCTGCTGCGTCGCCGTGGCGGTGGTTTTACTGTCCGTTTTCCAGACGCCGCGCGGTTGCAGATCGCTGCCGAGGCTGACACCGGAAAGCGTTTTGATCATGGTGACCAGGTCGCTGGCGTTACCATAAAGGCGTTTCCCGGTACGCCACATTTTCTGCACCTGCTCAACGAAATTTTTGCCTGACGATGGCGGCGGCAGAAGTACCGAGATATCCCCCTGCAACAGCCTGGCGGCATCCGATACGGCAGAATCCACCACTTTCATCGCATCAGAAACATACCGAACCGTTGAGCATCTCGATAACTTCCCGCCGCTTGTCGTAGCACGGCCCCTCAATGTTGTACCCGGCGGTGGTGATGGCCCACATCAGTGGCTGACGTCGCGCGCCCATCCCGGTAAGCATCGTGGTATAAAGCGCATCGGTGGCGTGCTCGTGATATTCATCCACCACGGCACAGTGGGGTGATGAACCATCACCGGGGTTACCGATCAGCGGTTCAAACCGCGCGCCATCCTCCGGACGGTTCATGTTTGAGGCGTTAACCTCAATCCCGAACGCTTCCGTCAGCATGGGTGTGCGTTTACACATCAGTCGCGCCGGGCGAAAGACTTCCCACGCCTGTTTCTCTGTCGTGGCACCGGAATACACTTCCGCGCCAAACTCGTTATCACAGGCAAAACAATACAGGGCAACACCGGCAGAGATTGCCGATTTGCCGTTCTTACGGGGGATTTCGGTATACACCTCCCGGAAGCGGCGCAGCCGGGAGCCTTTATTGACCCAGCCAAACGCACAGCAGATCACAAAGAGCTGCCACGGCTCCAGCGTGATGGGCATCCTCTTGAATGCCCACTCCCCCTTGGTGTGCGGCAACAGCTGAATAAATTTGGCAGCCCGTTCAGCCAGGTCCTTGTCGAAGCGGTAACGAAACGACTTACTTTTTTCCGCCATCAGGTCATCAAGATGGCGCTGGCAGGCCTGAATCACAAACTGGCAGGCCACAATCTTTCCGCGCACAACATCACGGGCATACTGATTGGCAGCATTTACGTTGGGGTAAGATTTCCGGCTCATGACTCGATGATTTTCAGAAACGGGTTAGTGGCTTTCTTCTGCCCCGCCAGGCCAATCAGACGCTGGCGGCTGCTGGGGTCGAGTCCGAGCATTGCCCCCGTGCTGCTCATCTCGGACTCCTGTTCTTTTTTGGCGGTCAGCTCCGGATTTTTGACCCTGCCGCCCATTGCACCGGTGATGGTGTTGCCCTGTATGGCAATATTTTTCACGGCACGTCGCCAGAACTCATAGGCCACGCACCACCGCTCAAGCACCGCGAGGTCAGTCACGCACAACAGGCCCTGACCGCAGAGTTCTTTGGTTGTCAGTTGCCACATGATCGTGGCGAGAGGGAGATTTTCTTCTGCGAACCACTCCGGTGGCTCAACACCTTTGATGGGCGTAAAAACAGGTTCATCTTTATTCAGGGCTCGCTTGCCGGGGTTTCCGGCCAGCGCCTTGCGCGCCGTTGGCTTGGGGCGACGCCCGGAACGCCCCGCCGTTCCAGCCATATGCGGCACTCCTGGTTAAATTTCATTTTTCGCGGGTATAAAAAAACGATGGGGCGGGCAGTCCGGAAGACGTCAGGTCACAGGGATTTGACCCGCCCCTCCCCTCTGGCAGTGGGAACTGGTTCTTACTTAATCCGTTCACGGGCCGTCTTCGCCTTATGACACGGCCAGCACAGACTCTGCAGATTACAGTCGGCATCAGTGCCGCCATGCGCTTTAGGGATGATGTGGTCAACAGTTTTCGCCTCACGCACCACACCAGCGCGCAGACATAACTGACATAAACCTTTGTCACGTTTCAGCACACGCGCGCGGATAACGTCCCACTTCGAACCGTAGCCGCGCTGATGACGGGATTGTCCTGGCTTGTATTGCTTCCAGCCTTCGCTTTTGTGGCTTTCGCAATAACCTGACGGGTCAGTGGTGGTACGGCGGCACCCGCGAACACGGCAGGCTTTTGGAGTTCGTGGTGGCATTGAAGAAAACTCTTTGTAATAAGCATAAAAACCCCATATTGAATGGGGCTTGATGAATTACTGTCCTAAAGCACTTTTTGCCAATATTGAAGCAATTGAAGCAAACGTCGGATTTTCCAATAGCTTTTGCCAAAGGCTTTTAACCTCTGGATCATTGCAATGCTCTATAGCATCATGTAGTTGTTGAATGGTTATATTCTTTGTGATCGAATTGTCATTACCGGCTTGAAAATCACCACCAGCATTAATAGCACCGTTAAACGTCAAATGGGTCGTAATCTGCTTCGGCTTCTCTTTTACATCCAATGCCTTCACTATCAATACCGCCAAATGTGAGTAGCCAGGGCAACCAGCCTCGAGACTAATTTGTACCTCGTAATCAAGCACTTCAAATAGTCTTTCCCTGTCGACCATTTTTTGCACAATGATATCGCCGATATTAAATGGACATAAGTCACTTTCAATAAGAATATACAATCGACCTTTAGATGAGTCACGTTGACCATAATAGGTGGATGAATTAAAGGTAAAAGTATCTGGATAGAAAAATTGATCTGGTCGCATAATAGTCCCTCTTGTGTTTTGTGGATATCTCCATTAATTAGACTATTACTTTATCTCTTTTCCCAAATACATACATTCAAAATTAAGAGCATTATCACAGATAATTTCGAAGCGATATTGCAATGCCTACCCATGACCTGTATTCAACGAAACGTATCAGAGGAATACCTTGTTCGTTATCTACATGACGATAAAAATATACATCAATTTTGATTATCAATGATTCTGATATCAGACTTATCCCTATTACATTGAGCCAACGCGGATAACAAACTTACATTCAAATCAAGACTTGCACCATACGTCAGTGGGTTGGGTATAAACGGTACAGGTGTATCAGAAGTCAAGCTGACTGGTAGTGGAGTCTTCGGAATGCTCACGTAAACTGTTCGCGTACTTCCGCAACCGGTCAGCAGCGGCAGCAGGCACAGGACGTGAAGCACAATCATCATCCGCAACAGCCACTTTGATATCTTCCTGGGTTCTCTGTGACTCCAGTGCGATCTGCTGTTTTGCATATTGATTCGCCTCCTGAATGATGTTCGTTATTGCCATAGTACGCAGAACATTCGCGGTGATAGCCTCAGTAGAATCAGCTCGCTGTTCCGCAGCGTCAGCACGCTTCTGCTCCTCCAGAAACTTTCCATGATAGTGATTCGCTGACCAAACAAGACCACCAGCAATACAAGCAATAAACGTTAAAATGAGCGCCCAATAACTCATCTTCATACCAGCAGCGCCGCCCGCGCCTTGTTGTATCGAACCTTACGATCCTCAATACCGTTCAGACCGCCGTTAATGATGCGCGTAACACGATTAATATCGGTACCGTAGACCATGCAACCTTTAGAGGTGTAGAACCATGCAGCTGAGCGCGCGGCCTGTAGCTCCTGTTCCAGTTGTTCAGGTGAAGTCACCAGATCTAACTTCAGCGCCGCGCCACAGATGCGATAATTATGGAGGCCAGTGATTTGAATTAATCCTCTACCACGATATTTCCAGCCATCACCTGGTGCTTTGTTACCCAGTCGGTTGCTATACACAAGATTGGCAATAGCATCCTGACGAGCTGCATGTCCGGATGTTCTGCCAAGGGCATCAGCCTGCTGCTGTGTAATCCTCTTTCCGAACGACGCCACCAGCGCAGATGGTGTGTAGTTAAAATTTTCAACTACGGCGCTAAACCCCATCGACTCATGGCCTACCTGAGCGATAAACATTGCCTGATCCGCTGGTGCTGTAATGCCGAATTCCTTCATCGCCGCATCAATGTGCGGAAACCAGCGCGCAGCCAGCCCGGCGCTAATACCAGCCGCCTTTTGAAATAATTGTTGGTTCATTAGTGCCTCAGATGATCAACCAGACGTGCAACGTTGCCTCTGACGGCCACCAGCACGGAAAGAAAAATAGTATTCGCCACGATAATGGGCCATGAGGAATGGGGATAAATCCCACAGAGATAGGCCAACGGAACAGCACTGTATGTAACAGTAATCAGCCAGGCTAAACGTGAAACCCAAGGACGATGCCGCGAATCACCACGACGATAAAACATCAGAGTAATAACAACACAAGCACATAACAGCGCATTTATAGTTGCTGTCGGGTCATTTAGCTCCACCTGAACCTCCCCGGCGCGTTATAAGCGCCACCAGCGAACCGATATCCTGGTTATTCAGAAACGTCAGGATTTTAACGGCTAAAGCAGAGACGATTACGGCACCAATAGCATCCAGAGGTTTATCACTGTATCCGGTCAAGTTTGCCAGCTTGGAGCCAACCAACCCAGAGCAAAGGATTCCGGCAATATACGACACGATAAAATATGCCAGTCGACGCGATAAACTCAGATCTGCTGCTGTTGCGATGTAGAATACAGCCCCTGCAAATGCGCCAAATACAACACCGTAATCAGTTCCGGTCAGCAGTCCATAAACACTAGCGCCTGTCAGGACTCCAGCAGCTAACCCTGTGCCGGAAATCGGATCGGACATTTAGCCCCCTCTTAATTGCTGTGAATCCTCTCAAAAGTGAAGGGAATAAAAAGGCCGCCATATGGCAGCCTTAATATGAATAATTAAGTTTAGTTAACTTGGTAAGTGTTGCTGATTACCAACCCACTTAAACGAGTCAAGAACGCCCTGAACAATACTTTGCATTTTTGATAACGATTCAGGTGAAATGTCCACTTCACCATAGTGACCATCAGACATAGTTGACCCGAATTTGGTGCCATTCAGATTATTTAATATCAAAGCACCTTGCGGTGCATTTATGAAGGTATTACTTATAGGCTGGAGATTCAAAGGCTTCGGTTCTCTCCCTGCGCCAAGCCCTCGAGCCCTATCTTCGAGGTGTTGAGTTGAATTCCTAACCCCTCTGAGATCAGGAAAATCTTTACCTATCTGATCGTGTAGGGCTTTTATCGACTCAGGAGCATAAGGTTCATTCGAAATAACCTTTATAAATTTATCAATAGTATCAAGAGAATAAAGAAAAGATTTTGCATAAATAAAAATCACACAATGTTTGTGGCTACGTGGAATTTCACCAGAACTCCACTTTTCTCGTTTAAACCTCGCGTCCACCTCAAATTGTATGTTTTCAGGATTCTCAAAAGGGGATAAACCTAACTCCTCACGAACTAGTGTTTCGATGGTTCTTCGTTCTTGCATTTCTTTTTCCCATTGCAATTGCGAAACCCCTTGTTGTTCTATTTGATTGTTTTGCTGCTGCATAAATAAATTTAATGCAACATTAGCCTCATAAAATGCAAATTCAAGATGGTCCAAAAGCCGTTCTATTTTCCAAGACCACTCTTTGTCTTCACTTTCAAGCCAGTTGCCAGGTTTGGTCAATTCAAATATATACATTTGCTCAACTCACAGGATAATGGTAAAGCAATTATATTTTATTTTATAAAAAATGTTATAGGTTATGTCGCATATCAAAAAACCCGCTCGTCGGCGGGTTTATAAAACTTTGGCAACATATCAAACATGCTTCCAATATGGCTTATTTTGTTGTATTTTGCAAGCGCGTTTGAAGGAGATAGTGAAATTTACGTCATATTTCTCCCACTTTGAGAGCTTCTTCATCCTCATAGTATTCAAGAGCCATGGCCAGCGCAGACTCATCAAGCTGGGTAAAAGCGGCCTTTAACCCAGCCCAGTGGCCTGAATAGACGCGCAACCATGTCGAACGGTCAACGCTAACCATACGGGCCAGCGCCGCACCAGCGTAGTCTTTATAGGTTTCATTGTTTCGGGTTGCAGCAATTTCCTGTCCTGCAAGCCATACTAGGCCTATTAGTTTTTTTACTACGCGCTCCTGAAGTGAGTTTTTACCCAAGCATTTCTGATAAGCCTTCCAGACGTATTCACACATCATCACCTGGTGCGTATAGTTAAGGTCAAAACCGTAACAGTACCGCAACCAAGCCTGCTGGTATCCACTAAGCGCGGACACTGCCCTACGCCACGGCGCGGACTCAAATTCTACATCTTTTATCGGCGGCATTGGCCTGGGGCGGCTACGTGTTTCTTGCACGTACAATGGCGCGGAAAGCGAGTTAACAAAGCGTGGTCCCTTATCACCTTCGAGTTCGACAAGATGAATTCCACGGCGTGGAGTGGCATTTTTGTCTGCTGGTGGGTGTTCAGTGAAAGCCTCAAGCTGCCCTTTTGTCCCCCCAGAGAAGTCAAACAGCGCACGACGTAGTTCTATTCTGACAAAATTCAAGTCTTGTTGATTCATACTTCTCAGCGCTCCATACACTTAAGCTGTCGCAATTACGCCGATCGCCAGCGCACGATCGATAAAACGAAATATCAGCTCCAGCTGGGAGCCATACATCTCTTCAAATGCCACGGTATCCGCATGCAGCTCGTCGTGATGCTTTCTGCACAAAGGCAACACAAAGAGGTCATGCGCTTTTGTTCCCATTCCACCCTGACCGTGACCTGTCAGGTGGTGGGGATCATCAGCAGGCTTTCCACAACATGCACACGGCTGTGTCTTAACCCAGCGCGTGTACTTTTCATTAACCCAGCGGCGACGTTTTGGGCGTAACATAAAAGACTCCGGCGACTCCGGATCCACTTTCAGCGCCAGCACCTTTTTCGCTTTATCCTGGATGATGCTGGTGGCAGGAACCGAAGGCACAAGGTCACTTTCCCGGGTAACAGACGGCACAACAGGCTTCGGTAATCTCAGTGCCTTACGGGCTGCACTTTCCGGTAAGGCATCCGCCAGGTCATTACGAACCAGCCACCAGCACAGTTCCGGCATTGTCACAACGTGACTATCATCAAAACCGAGATCACGGCGCACAACAGATAACACCCAGCGGGCACAGTTATCCGTTGCCATTGATTCCAGCCGTTCCGTGAACTGATCGCGCAACTGGTTATCGCAGTGCCAGCACAGACGGATTGCGCCCGGCGCGTGCCGCATTGTGGTCATGTTCTCGCTGTGCCAGTCGGAATGAGGCCACTGGCAGCCTTTTTCACGAAGTAACCAGCTTTCAAGACATTCCACGCCACCAGCACGACGGATCACTGCCTCATTGCGGAACACGGCCCGAACGGCAGGATCATCCGCCAGCGGTTGTGATGCCGCCGGAACGGCACCACTGGCGAAAGATGAATAACGTTCCGGCTCAGGCTCCAGCAGGACACGCCCCTGCATAAACAGGGGCATCAGCTCTGAACCTGGCCTGAACAATACGATCCCCATACACGGGGCAATTTCAGGGGTCAGTAGTGCTCTCACGGTCACCTCAATGAACGGTATCGAGCAGCTTTAACAGCTCAGGGAATCGGGATTCGAAGAAATGCGGCTGCGTCTCACGCGGATTTGCGGGACTGGTGATGTTCTTGCCGAACATGCAACCTTTCGCTGTCAGCGACCAGAATTTTTTGATGTTGTTAATCGCGGTACGGCTGTATCGTTCGCGCTGCTCGACGATCCCCAGTTTCACCATCTGGTGATATGCCTGATTAGCCGTCAGGCGGATACCATACTGTTTCAGCAGTGCACTCAGTGACAGTGTCGGGCGACTTGAGCCATCGTGTGCATCAGCAGGAGCATCAATGGCATAGCGCGGTGCCAGATTCGGTAAGCCAACAGCCTCCTGGAGTTTCTGACAGGCACCAAGCACTGATGAGTTAGACAGGTTTAATTCCCGGCGCATAAAGTCCAGCAGGATCACGCCAGCCTGCATCTTGTCAGCAGCCTGCCCGGATAATTTTTCCGGTGTGCTGGTTACCATATCGAAAGTACGGATCACCTTCAGATGGAATGACGGGCTGATCCACATTGCATAGGCATACACCAGTTCTTTGCAGACATACGTCCCCTGGTTATTTCCGCCACGAATAACGTTAACTGGCTCTATATTGACCGAGTTGCAAATCTGCAACTCGCTTATTAAACGTTCAGCTTGCTCATTGCGGAGCCAGAATGCAGGCTTATGCTTATCCAGAGAACCGGCAGCCCTGTGCAGATCGTTCAGGCTGTAACGCCCATAAGCATCACGACGAACTTCAATACCATCAATAACCATCAGATTATTCATACTTCGTTTCTCCTCTTAATCAGGCGGCTGCACCCGCCGGTTTCTCATACTTACTGATAGTGATCTCGACCTTCCCTTCCGGGATAACCGGTCCCCACTCCACCAGCATTCTTTTCACCTGTCTGTCGTCTTCCCACACACCCGCGTGGGTCAGGGCGTCAAACAGCGCCTTGTTATAGTTGTCCAGATCGCGGATCCGGTTATCCGGAGGAAACAACACGATCTCCACTGAAGCAGGTGCCGACGTTGGTTTCGGCAGACGACGTAACTGCTCAACTATTGCTGCGCATGCCGCGCTCTGGAATTTGCGCCCCGCTGCGCTTATCAGACTCTTACCAGCAAACGCCCCTTTGTTGGGGTGTCGCCAGTACGTGTTCACGCTGGGCGGGAAAGGCAGGATCAGCTTCATACTTTCAGGCCCCTCTCATGTAACCAGTGGGCTGCACGCAGTCTGGCGTTTTCCTCACCGGCAAGCAGTGCGCGGATAATCCCGGCTGCCTCGCTGTCGTCGTCCTTCACTGTGGTATGAAGCGTGATCCCCCGGGCCACGCCACGCTTTATCGTGATGACGCCTTTTTTCTCCAGTGCACGAAGATGCTCTACCGCTGCATTCACTGAACGGTATCCCAGCATGGTTGCCACCTCCTGATTGGTTGGCGGAAAGCCACGCTCTTTCTGGTAAGAAATCAGCATATCCAGCACCTGATGCTGGCATTGAGTTAACGTCGTCATTACGCCCCCACGTAATTCCCTGACAGATACCACTCTTCACCCGATGCAGCGCGCTTGCTGCTTTTCTGTAAGCACTGCTCACGACGCGCCAGAAAATTGTTTCGTTCTGGCTGGGAGTGGCTTTCACGGAATGCCGCCATCCACACCGTTGCAGCACGACGGTATAAGCCCCTGGACTCCAGTTCTTCAGCCTGGCGGGTCAGGCACAAAATCACCCGGGGATCGTTAGTGCCGACATAGAAATTGCGCACAGGTCTGGTTTCACGAACTGGTTGTGGTTCCGGCTCCTGCGCTCTCTCAGTCAGGCGCGGGAAATGTCTGCGTGTATCTCCTTCACAACGGTGAGCCACACGCCCACTCTGACGTAACTTGCTTGCTGACTGCAGAACGCGCAGCCGTGAGTAACCTGCAAAAGCATCCGCAATGTCTCCGGAAGAACAGCCCGGATGGGCTTCAATGAATTTCTGAACGTCATTCAAAAGACTCATGATCACCCCCTGAATCCCGCCGGGATCTGGCTGTAGTCCACATTGTCGTAACTGGCTTTGAAGTACGGGTCTTCGCGTTTTTCTGTGTGCGTGCTGACGGACGGCGATAAGCGCAGGGAAAGCTCATCCCATTTTTCCCGCAACTTCGACGGGCTGAGCACGTTACGGCACCAGAACGGATCGCGGCTGACGCGGCTGTACATCTCGCAGATTTGTTTGTGAGTACGACCATCCTGCACACACATCAGGCGAATTTCGTTTGCCCAGGCTGTCCAGTTCGGTTCTTTGGGACGAACCACCTCGCCGTCACATTCGGCGGCTTGCTCGTACAGGGCGATGATTTTTTTCCAGAGCCACTGTGCGCAGGTCAAATCATCCTGCGTTCCCCACTGGCGCTTTTTAGGGCTGAATACAACCGCATCAGGATGGCGAGTTAAAAAATCCTGTTCATCCGTCTGCGTGTCCGGTTGCGAAGCGTCCGGACGAGAAGGTTTTTTATCTGACGGATCATGTTTTGATTTTACTGACGGATCCCCGCCAGATTCTGACGGGTGAAAACCCGCTTTTTTGCCAGATTTCGACGCATCAAATTTTGACGGGTCAGATTTTGATGCGTCAGATTTTGACGGGTCAGAATCTGACAGTTGAGAAAATGCCGCTGCCTGAAGCTTCGCAACGTTAAGCTGATAAACATTCGACGCATTGCGGTTACCCTGGCGACGCGCCTTACGCGTTAATGCCAAAAGCACCGGAGGCTGGAGCATAATGACCACTTTTACCGACAAAGAACTGATTAAAGAAATTAAAGAGCGTATCAGCAGCCTTGACGTGCGAGACGATATTGAGCGCCGTGCTTATGAAATCGCACTCCTATCGCTGGAAGTAGAACCAGATGAACGCGAAGCTTATGAATTATTCATGGAAAAGCGTTTCGGTGACTTAGTAGATCGTCGGAGAGCAAAAAACGGCGATAACGAATACATGGCATGGGATATGACTCTCGGTTGGATCGTCTGGCAGCAACGAGCTGGTATCCATTTTTCAACAATGTCACAGCAAGAGGTGAAATAATGGAGCCATACAGCCTCACACTCGATGAGGCCTGTCATTTTCTCAAGATATCCAGACCGACTGCCATTAACTGGATACGCACAGGGCGTCTTCAGGCAACACGCAAAGATCCCACTAAGAATAAATCTCCTTACCTCACAACACGACAAGCCTGCATTGCGGCTCTTCAGTCTCCGCTGCATACTGTCCAGGTGAGCGCGGGTGATGGCATAACAGAGGAAAGAAAATGTCACTCTTCCGCAGAGGTGAAATATGGTACGCCAGTTTCACATTGCCGAACGGTAAAAGATTTAAACAGTCTCTTGGAACAAAGGACAAAAGGCAGGCGACAGAACTCCATGACAAGCTAAAGGCTGAAGCATGGCGGGTCAGCAAACTTGGTGAAATACCTGATATAACGTTCGAGGAAGCGTGTGTCAGGTGGCTTGAAGAGAAAGCACATAAAAAATCACTGGACGATGACAAAAGCCGGATCGGATTCTGGCTTCAACATTTCGCAGGAATGCAACTAAGAGACATTACTGAATCAAAAATTTATTCAGCAATGCAGAAAATGACGAACCGGCGTCATGAGGAAAACTGGAAACTCAGGGCAGAAGCATGCAGAAAAAAAGGGAAACCTGTTCCAGAATACACGCCAAAACCAGCGTCCGTTGCAACGAAGGCTACGCATCTTTCATTTATAAAGGCCCTACTAAGAGCCGCAGAGCGTGAATGGAAAATGCTGGATAAGGCACCAATTATTAAAGTGCCTCAACCAAAGAATAAACGGATCCGCTGGCTGGAGCCCCATGAAGCACAAAGGCTGATTGATGAATGTCCGGAGCCATTAAAGTCTGTTGTTGAATTTGCACTGGCAACAGGTTTAAGACGCTCGAACATCATCAACCTTGAATGGCAACAAATAGATATGCAGCGCCGGGTGGCATGGATAAACCCGGAAGAGAGTAAATCAAACCGCGCAATTGGCGTTGCGCTGAATGATACTGCATGTCGCGTATTGAAAAAACAAATCGGGAATCATCACCGTTGGGTATTTGTGTACAAGGAAAGCTGTACCAAACCAGACGGAACGAAAGCGCCAACAGTAAGGAAGATGCGGTATGACGCAAACACAGCCTGGAAAGCGGCGCTGAGACGGGCTGGTATTGATGATTTCAGATTTCACGACTTGAGACACACCTGGGCAAGTTGGCTGGTTCAAGCCGGAGTCCCGTTGTCAGTGTTACAGGAAATGGGAGGCTGGGAGTCTATCGAAATGGTTCGTCGATATGCTCACCTTGCACCTAATCACCTTACCGAACACGCACGGCAAATAGACTCGATCCTGAACCCATCGGTCCCAAATTTGTCCCAGTAAAAAAATAAGGAAGGTACTAATGATGTGTAACTTATTGATTTAAATGGTGCCGATAATAGGAGTCGAACCTACGACCTTCGCATTACGAATGCGCTGCTCTACCA